GAATCCTACGAGCAGCGTCTAGCCGCGGGTGGGGCCGACTACGCGGGCAACGAGAACTGGAACCGCGTTAGGCTTTTGCGTCGCCGATTATACTAGGAGAGAAACATGATCGCCGAATTGCTGCTCCTGTTGCCCGTTGATGTTCCCGTCGATCTGTATCGCGTTACCGCCCAGGTGGGCGGCTGTGCGGCTACGGTGGTGCGGCCGGTTCAGGACGCTGGGGGCGATTGGCACTGGCTAGCGATCACGGCCGGACACTGCGTTCGTGACGGCCAGCAGGTAAGGGTCAAGTTGAACTGGCCGCCATCGGATCGGCGAGAGTTCGACGGGCGCGTTATTTGTCGCAACGACGACCCCGATCTGGCGGCCGTCGAATTCAATCCCGAAAGACCTATCCCGTATGCCGACTTCGCCGACGCGACGCTCGCTCCGGCGTGGACGGTGGGGTATCCCGGCGGCGAATTACTGGGCAAAGCGGTAAACGTCGAGGCCGCCGGCAATATGATTCAGGTTAGCGGCGACATCTGGTACGGGCACAGCGGCGGTGGGTTGTTTCAGAACGGAAAGCTGGTCGGTGTGGCTTCGGAGCGTGATGGACAAGGAGGCAGCTATTTCACACCGGCCGTCGTGGCTCGTCACCTGGCGGAAATCAAGATCACCGGCGCGGGTTGAACGGCGCCAAACTGCGCCATTCATCGCGGTCGCGATGACAAGTATCAGAAGCCGCCCGACGAATCGGCGCTAAAGATCGCGGCGTTGGAGAAACGAGTCGCCGATCTTGAATCGCGTTTAGCCGCGATCGTCGAAGCGGCGTCTAGGATGGAAAAGCCGAAGGATGGTATTGACGGTAAACCGGGCCGCGACGGTACGGTAACGGTCGTCGTCAAGCGACTCGACGGTACAATCAAACGATTCGAGAACCTTCGCGGCGGGACCGTGGAGGTGGATATTGAGAAGTTTCAAACCAAGGGAGACCGAAAATGAATGCAGCACTCGTCGAGTTGTTTAGCGCGGATGCGGCCGAGGCGATCAGCCGGCGTCGTGACGACACTCAATTGGCCATCGCGCGCCAGCGTGACACGTCGCAGCACGGCCTCAAAGTGGTCGAGAGCGTGGCGGCCTATGAATTGTTGACTAGCAACGACCCGCTTATGGCGATCCTCTCGAAGTTGGCCGACCGCACGCCGTCGCCGCCGGCCCCGGCGATCGACAGCAACAAGTAATATGAACGACGTCGACATGATCAAGGTGTCCGATCGGTTGAAGGCTTCGCGAATGGTCGCCGAGACCGCCTTACGAACAGAGCGCGAGGCGATCGACGCGAAGTTGACGGTCGAGCACAGGACCGCAGAGCAAAGGATCAGGAGACTTCACGATGGCGAAGCCGACGGCGGACTATACCGAGAAGTCGCTGAGCAGGTTCCACCGGCTGCTTCGGTTGTTCCATGACGGCTGGCGCGAAAAGGCCCGCAAAGAATTGGCGACGCTCCAGAGCTTTCATGACGGCGAGCGACAGCGCATGGCGCGCGAGGTCGAAGCGATCGGCTACGATCTACCCGATCCGCAGCGTTACTCGCGGCCGTATACGGCCCACGAGTCTACAACGACGTACAACGCCGGCGGCGGATTTCTGGGGGGTGCGGTCGCGGCCCTGGCGGCGGCAGGATTGGGGGCGGGCGGCGTCTGGTGGCTTCTGACCCAGCATCCGACGCAGCCGTCGCCTCAGCCGCCGCCGGGCATTGACCGTGACGTGCGCGACGACGTGCGATATATACCGCCGGAATCCTGATATGAAACCGTATTACGATTCGGACGGAATCACGATCTATCACGGCGATTGTCGCGATGTTCTGCCGAAACTAGACGACGCCTCAGTCGATTTCGTTTTCACAGATCCGCCCTACGGCCACAACAATAACAACGACGACCTGATCGCTCGATGGGAATTGGCGCTCGGGACCACCAACACCACGCCTGAGACGCGACCGATCGCAGGTGACGGATTCGCCGAGGCGAATGAGTTGGTGCGGTTCCTGTTCGCCGAAGCGCGCCGGCTGCTGTCTCCGGGCTGCTGCTGCTGCTGCTGCTGCTGCGGCGGCGGCCCCGATCCTCAGTTCGCGAGATGGTCGCTCTGGCTCGACGAGCTGCTCGGATTCAAGCAAATGATCGTATGGGACAAAGGCCCGATAGGCATGGGCTGGCACTATCGACGTAGTTACGAGACGGTGTTGGTCGGTCAAAAGCCAGGCGGTGCGTGTCGCTGGTTCGACAGATCGAATACGGTCGAAAACGTGATCCGGCACATTCGTAAGATCGTACCTTCGCGTACCGAGCATCCGACCGAAAAGAGGATCGAACTGCCTGGTTACTTTATCGCCCTGCACACTCAACCGGGACATCTGGTTCTCGATCCGTTCGCTGGGCGAGGTTCGACTCTAATCGCCGCCAAGCTCGCGTATTGTCGCGCGATCGGCGTCGAACTCGACGAACGCTGGTGCGAATCCGCCGCGCGGCGGCTCGATCAACGTATGCTGCAATTTACCTTCTGGTAATCGGCGTTACCTGTGATTGAAACTCCGAGACAATCTGATTCACAGCAGTCGATCACGATGAGAAGATACCGCGCCGTTCGCAAGGAAATTACCGACGGCGACTTTCTGTTGTTCAGCGGCAACGGCGTCTGGTCGCAAGTCATACGGTTTTGGACGCGGCAGGAATTTAGTCATTGTGGTTTGATCGCTTGGTGGAACGACCGTTGTTGTGTGCTTGAAGCCAAGGAGGGCTGGGGCGTGCGGCTAGTGCCGGTGAGTGAGTTGATCGCGCAGTACAACGGCCGGATCGTCTGGTATTCGCCCGACGAAATAGTGGGTTACGACGGAGGCGATGCGGTGGAGTTCGGCGTCAAGCGCCTTGGCTCGGACTACTCGTGGAAGCAGAACGCGGCGTTGGCGCTGGGCGTCAATCGGGACGTGGACGAACGGGCGTTTAACTGCTCGGAGTACCTCGGCGATTGTTTACGGGCCGGCGGTCTCAAGGTGCCTCGCGACCGCGTACTGAGGCCGGGCGATTTCGTGTCGCTGCCTGGGGTAACGTGTTTCGGAGACTTGAGGCAATGAAACGGCTTTTCGATATCTCGCTCGCCGCCGCTGTGGGGTTCGCCGCCGCGCCCGCTTGGCAAGAGTTCGCCGCGCCGGTTACGGTACGCGAGGTCGCGCTGGTCGAAGTTGTTGACGGCGACACCTACGACGTGGCCGAGACGATCCGGCACCGCGTGCGGTTGGCCAACGCCGATACGTGGGAGTCTCGTCGGGTACGCCGGTCGAGCGGCGACCGCACCGTCTCGGACGAAGAATTGGCCAAGGGCAAGCGCGCCAAGGAACAGGTCGAGGCGAAGCTCCGGGCGGCCGGCCGGCTGCTGCTTGTCAGCCGTCCACGGGACGGCGGCACTTGGGAACGTGACAACTTCGGTCGGGTGCTCGGCGAAGTGAAAGCCGACGGCGCGGATGTGGGAGCGTGGCTAAAGGCGAACGGACATACGAGAACGCCATGAAGAAGACCAAATCAAGCAAGAACGGGATCGCGGCGAACCACGATAAACACGATGAGAACGCGGGCAACTCGCTAGGCCGTGGTTTCGCCGGCGATCGGCCGCGTATCACGGTCAACGAGTTGATCGAGAACGCGCTGGCGACTCGGCAGGATTGGCTGCGCCGCGCCCTGGACCCACGGCGCGACATCGACGACGAGTGCGGGTTCCCCAAACAAATTTCCATCCAGGACTATCGCGACCTTTACGATCGCAACCCGGTGGCTGCTCGCGTTGTCGAAGTGCTGCCCCGCGAGTGCTGGCAGGTGACGCCACGAGTGTATCAAGACGAAGAAGGCGGATCGGAATTCGACGAACGGCTTAAGGCCGTAGGCCGCGGGCTGCGCGGGCCGGTCGGCTGGCTCAACGACAGCGAGCACAACGCCTTCTACGAAATTTTGCGACGTGCCGACGAATTGTGCGGCCTGGGCAGCTACGGCGTCGTACTCCTGGGGCTGGACGACGGCCTTGACCTGTCGCAGCCGGCGGCGGGCGTCGAGGAACGAAATAGCGTCTCCCGAAAACGGGGCGAAAAATTCACCGAAAACGTTCGTCACGGTCGCTGGTCGTTGTCGGTCAACGCTACGCGAGAACGAGACCTGCTCTACGCCCGCGTGCTCGACGAATCGTTCTGTCAGGTCGTGGCTTTCGAGTCCAACCCCACGTCGTCGCGTTACGGGCATCCGACGGCGTATCTAGTAACGATCGACGACACGCGAGAACAACTCTCCGGTCTCGGCGGTTCCTACGGTACGCGGCAGGTGCATTGGACGCGATGCGTGCATCTAGTCGACAACCCCGGCAGCAGCGAGTTGTTCGGCTCTCCCAGAATGAAACCCGTATTCAACAACCTATACAACCTGACCAAGCTCTACCACGGTTCGGCCGAGATGTACTGGCGCGGCGCATTTCCCGGTCTGGCTATAGAAGCCCATCCTCAGCTTGTTGGCGACGTGGAGCTAGACAAGGCCGAATTACGCGACGAAATGGAACAGTACTTCAACGGGCTTCAACGCTATCTCGCCTTGATGGGCATGTCGGCCAAGACGCTCGCGCCGACGGTGATTGACCCCTCGCCGCAAATCCGTGCCCAGATCGAGGCCATTTGTATCAAGCTGGCGATCCCGATCCGCGTTTTTCTAGGGTCGGAGCGCGGCGAACTGGCCAGCAGCCAGGACGACGCCGCCTGGAACGATCGTCTAAGGTTTCGCCAGAAGGACTTCGTGACGCCTAGAATCATCGCGCCGGTAATAGATCGGCTGATACTGCTCGGCGTCCTGCCCGAACCCGACGGCGGTTATCGCGTCAAATGGCCGGACCTCGATTCGCAAACCGACGGCGAACGAGCCAGCGTGGCGGCGGCTCAAACCAACGCGCTGGCAGCGTATCTCGCGGGTCAGGTCGAGGCGTTGGTCGATCCGCTCGACTATCTGACCCGGTTCATCGGTTTGCCGCGAGAAGAGGCCGAACAGATGCTTAAAAATGCTGTGGGGCACATGGAAGATGCATACCCGGAGGCCGAGGCGGTAGTAGCTGGGCACGTGCCTCAGTCGCCGCAGGCCGTTCCCCCGACGGGAAAGGAAGGAGCCGAAGATGAAGAGCTACCCACGGCTTAATCTGTCGCCGCGGCGCTGTCTACGCTGCGGGAACGAGTTTCTTAGCCAAGGACCGGGGAACCGCATCTGTAGACGTTGTTCCGCGCGGGTCTTGGGCAACTATCGGGTTGAGGGCGGGCGCTGCGGCCGCTGCTACAAGAAGTCCACGGACCTCATGCAATGATCACGTTGAACCTGCGCAAGTCCGCGTTCCGTCCCACCGGCAACGCAAGATTTCGTAAAAAATTCCGGTTCCCGGTCGATAACGCCGTCAGCGCGAATCGTCCTAACCCCCTACGCGCCGATCCTTCGCATACGGCCGGAGAGCGTCGGGCATTTATCGTCGACATTCGGCGAAGATTTGCCAATCTGCGAAAGGCGCTGCGCGAATTGATCGTGAAGGAGGATGCGTTCGGGTTGATACAATCTCACGACGAACAGGATCAACGGGCAAGTGATCTCGTTGACAACACGTCGTCTATTCCGTCGGATGAACTGATCATCAATACTCGTTGGAAGTTTCACTCTTCGACCGAGCAGTTGAAAGCGTTCCGCAAGTGGCTCGCTGCACAGATGAAGGTGCAGGGACTATTCTTCGACCGTCAGCGGGGCGAAGACGAGTGGTGGCGGCGATATATCGAACAGACGTACCGCAAGGGCGCGGGTCGGGCGTTCGACGACGCTAACGCGGCGTGGAGGCGAAGGGCCGGGATCAAGAACCGATTGGACTTCTATGAGGGCACACGCGAACAGTTCCTGCGTAGCTCGTTTAACCGACCGGCCGCCGTCGCCAAAGTCAAAACGCTGGCGGCGCGAACATACACCGATCTGAAGGGGTTTTCGGATGAAATGGCGACGAAGGCCCAGCGCGTTCTGGTCGACGGCATGATCGCGGGCAAGCATCCACGAGAGATCGCCGCCGAGTTGGAAAGCGCCGTAAACGTATCCGAACGACGGGCCGAAACGATAGCAAGGACCGAGATCATTCGCGCCCATGCGGAAGGTCAATTGGAGGCCCTCTCGGCGCTGGGCGTTGAGGAAGTCGGCGTGGCCGTCGAATGGTCTACGGCGGGGGACGACCGCGTCTGCAGTCTCTGCGAACCGATGGAGGGCGCCGTACTTTCGTTGGAAGAAGCGCGCAAAGTGTCGATTCCGCGTCACCCGAATTGTCGCTGCGCTTGGGTTCCGGCCAACGTTGGGGAAACGAGTTCGGGGCAATTGCGTCGTCGAGGGGAAATAACCTCCGCTATCAGGACGTCCCTGGAGCGGGATTCCGAGGGTTCCGATTGGGCAGAGGATGCGGATATATCCAAGGGCCGGCCGAAGGATATTTTCAACGTCTTCTGTCCCACGGGCGAGGGAGGAGGCGTCGATCCGACCTGTTCGCCGGCGGTTGGGTCGTCCATTGCGGACGTGCTCGCCGCACAGCGCGGCGACCGCGAGGCGATGGGGCGCGTCGTCGAACAGAACCAAGGCCTCGTGCGCAAACTGGCGCGCAAATACGCTAAAAACGACGCCAATTTACGCGACGATCTGATTTCGGAAGGCAATCTGGGACTGATCCGGGCCGTCGAGAAGTTCGATCCGGAGAAGGGCGTCAAGTTCGTGACCTACGCTCATCAGTGGATCAGCGGTATGCAGCGTAACGAAGTCCGACGCCAGGCGAAGGAGCGGACGAGGGCGGGCGAATTGAAACTGGACCCGGAAGACCTGAGCGGCGGCGTACACGCGATCGACGAGGCGCGGGACGTGGTGTCTCGCGCCCTAGGTTCGCTTGACGCTCGTTCGGCCGACATCCTTTCGGCCAGCTTCGGCCTCGGCGGCGAGGCGCAGACGCATCGCGAGATCGCCGCCCGCTTGGGCATCACGCCCGCGCGGGTGGGGCAGATCGAAAAGGCCGCGCTCGCGAAGCTTCGCGAGTTGCAACCAGTAGCGGCTAACCTGTTGGCGAATGTTTTCTGTCCTACCGGAGAAGGGGGTGGAATTGATCCTTCTTGTAGTTCCGGAGAAAAAGAAACCAAGACGTGGAACCTCTCGGACAACGTCTTCTGCCCTACGGGGCCCGGTGGTGGTGTGAAGCCCGATTGCCCGGCGGGCGGTGGAGGCGAGACTGAGATAGAGAGTACGAGGGAATACACAGGGCGCATCCGTAACGAGGTACTCAGGGCCGAAGCGCGAGTCCAAAGACGAGCAGCCAAATACAGGAAAATCGCGGACGAATTGGCGATAAAGGCCGACGACTTGTTCCAGAAGCATTTGATCCGCTCCGCCCAGATAGAGGCTGAGTACAAGGCCGGGGAGTTGACGAGTGAACAACGGCACGAAGAGTTGCGATAATAAGGTCGCTCTTGGCGGAGATGTACGAAAGGTCAAGGAGGCCGTTAGAAATGGAGAATCGTTCCTTCAAAAAACGTATTCGACGGTTTCGATAAGCAACGAACCGGATAAGTACCGTACGCGATACGTGGTGATGCGGGCCGGGGAGCGGGCTTATCATCGCGGAGAAACCGATACGAGTTCCAGTGCTATCTATCTGTCAGACAACGATTCGACCGCCACGGTCATTCATGAATGGGGCCACGCCATAGAGTATCAGAATCCGAGCATCGGCCGCGCCGCGAGAGCTTTCCTCGAAAGGCGGGTAGGCGGTGAACCGGCTCAGAAACTCAACGACGTAGTCTCTCATGGCGGTTATCGCGATGACGAGCGCGGTAGAAGCGACAGATTCGTCGAGGCGTTCGGCAAGGATCGCGCGTGGTACGTCGGTAAGGACTATGGCGGCCGAGCCACGGAGATCATGTCAATGGGCATGGAACAGCTCTACAATGACCCAGCGGGGTTCGCCAAGGCCGATCCGGAATTTTTCGAGTTCGTAATAGGCGTCTTGCACGGGAGGATCAGAGGATGACGGGTAGATTGATAGTCGGAAAATTCGTTGCGGAGATAGATGGCGGGGGGTGGAAGACCGAATCGAAGCTCCTTCAGAAGATGTTGAATGACCGATTTCCCATCGTCGGCTCGTCTCCTGCCGACGGCCGGCCGGGCGCCGGACAGCTACGCGACGCCGCGCGGGCGTTAGGAGGTAAAGTCGAATGGACTGAGCAACCGGTGGCGGAACCGGGGGTGGTGTACTGATGCCCGGCGGTGGAAACGGCCTCACCCCGACACAGCGACGGCTCTACGATGCACTCGCCGACGGCGAACCGCATTCGCTGCGCGAGCTGCTGCGTCTGCTCGACGCTCCGCCCGGCGAGCGGGCCGACGCGCTGACGTTCAAGACAGCCTACGCGACGCTACAAAATCACGTCAAAAACCTGCGTAAGCGCGTCCGTCTCAAGGGCCAGGACATCGTGTGCCAACTGATCTGGCGGCGACGCAACTATCGCCTGGTCCGCGTGCTCTTTCGCACGCGGAATAGCGTTTCTAACGCTAAATAACCGCCTTTTATTGCCGATTTCCCTTTCCGAAACGATTTCGTTCCGCTTAGGTTAGAATCGTGTTAACTCTTGTTCCTGACTCGACGATTCCGAGCGGCGAATTCCTCGCCGTCGTCAACGCCTTTTGTCCGGGTGAAGGCGTGAGGGACAATTCTTGCGGAAGCAAAAAAGACAGTTCCGATAGTAGTAACCTTACTGAGGCGGACTTTGAGCAAATTAGTAAGCTT